CCAAAAAGAAGCTGCAGGTTGTGTTGAGGCTATTGGTCCTCAAGTACAAATCACCAGTGGTGATGTATCCGTGATTTATCAGGGTGACGTTATCCTTGGTCGTTTAGCAATGGGAGCTGATTCATTGAATCCAGCTGCTGCTGTTGAACTATATGCAGGTACAGCAACTGCACCATCTGCACTTTCATAGTGCAAAGTAATGGGAGTCTTTATGGCTCCCTTTTTTTTTATATATAATTATGGCTACCACAACAACTGAACTCGATACCGAATTATCCGCAGTCAATTCAATACTGGGAGCCATCGGTCAGTCACCAATAACCACCCTTAACTTTACGAATCCAGAAATATCATTTATATACAATATCCTCAATGAAGTAAATAAGGATGTACAGAATGAAGGCTGGCATTTTAATACTGAGAATCATATAAAAATTAGTCCAGATGCTAATAAGCATGTAACACTTCCTACTAATACTCTTAGGTATGATCTGAATGATGGACTATCTGATAGAACAAAAGATGTAGTCACTAGAAATGGAAGGCTATATGATCTTGTACATCACACAGATGAATTTGATAATGATGTCTATATAGATGCAGTAACTCTTTATCCATTTGCTGATCTACCAAATGTATTTCAAAGATATATAACCTATAGAGCAGCTGTAAGAGCAGCTACACAACTAGTATCTAACCCACAACTAGTACAACTACTACAACAAGATGAAGCTAAATCAAGAGCATCTTGTATTGAATATGAATGTGATAAAGGAGATCCATCATTCTTTAACATCCCACATGAATCAGGATATAGACCTTATACACCGTTCTCTGTACTTAGTAGATAATGTCAAATGTAACTCAAACAATACCCTCTTATATAGCTGGAATATCTCAACAACCTGATGAATTTAAAGTACCTGGACAGGTTAATATAGCAACAAATGTATTTCCAGATATCACAGAGGGTTTATCTAAAAGACCAGGAACTAGATTCATTAAACAATTAGATGCAGCAGGTGCAGCTACAGATTCTCAAGATCAAGGTAAATGGTTTCACTACTACAGAGATGAGACTGAACAATACTTAGGTCAGATCAGTCGAACAGGTGATATCAATATGTGGAAATGTAGTGATGGTAGTCCTGTTACTGTTAATTCCAGTGGAAATAGTTCCGCTATGGCTACTTATTTAACACATACTGCTGATCAAGATATTCAAACTTTAACTTTAAATGATTATACCTATCTAACTAATCGTACAAAGACTACTGCTATGTCTTCTACTACAGAAGCTACTAGACCTCCAGAGGCTTTTATAGAGTTAAAGAAAGTAGCTTATGCTCGTCAATATGCAGTTAATATATTTGATGATACAAGTACGCAAGAAGTTAAAACTGCAACCAGGATTAAGGTTGCTTCAGCTTCTTTAGATTCTGATAGTAGTTGTCCTAATGTTGGAACAGAGATTTTTAAAGTTGGAACAGATGATCAAGATTTAACAAATGTAAAACAAAGAATTAAAATTTCTCTTGCAACAATTGGAGAAACTAGTGCTAACAATTTTTTTGAAGACGATGCAACAAGAGCATATTCATTAATTTATGTACCACCTGCTTTTTCATTAAATACTTATTATCAAACGGGTGATCTTATTCAAGGTGAATCAGATAATTCCAGAATTTATAAAAGAACTGGAGCTGATATTACATATATAAGTGGATCAGCACCTAGCCATAATTCAGGAGAAACAAATGGTTGGACAGCCCTAACTACTAATACTTATAGTGCTAATTCAGATGTAGCTAGTACACAGTTATATGAAGGTCAAGCTTGTATTGAAATAGCAGACTCCAGAGAAATAGATTCAAAAGCAGATTTAGATCTTACTGTAGCTGCATGGGCAGCAGGTAATGGCGCACACTTTCCTTTTCAAATAGATGGTACAACTTGGGATGGTGAGTTTGCAACATTAACTTATGTTTGGAAAAATATTGGTGATTATTCTAATCATATTAGTCGGATAATACTCAGGAGAACAGATGGAACCACACATACTATTGGTGGTAACAATGTTTCGTCAGCTAGTGATGGTGCGTTATCAACAAGTAATGGTAAAATAGCAGTTTCAAGAGTTGGTTGGGGTGGTCAGGATGTATTAGCAGCAGGTAGAGCTGGTTTATATTTTAGACTTACGAATACTGGTCAAGCTGTACCAGATGCTACAGGTGATAACTATAGCTGTAGATATACAACAACTGTAGATCTATTACATGGTGGAAGTGGTTGGGAACCTGGAGATAAAATTCAAATTAGAATGAAAGACGGGGTATATATTCTAGAAGTAGAGGAAACTAGTACTGCTAACGTTCAAGCAAACCTTGGTTTAGTCCGACCTACACCAACATCTTTTGATACTAAAACAGTTGTAACAGCTGAAAGTATATTAGGTGATATACAAACAGGCTGTACAGTTCCTCAAAGTATTACTCTTCCAACAAGTAATATCGATGCAACTAGTGGAGAAATAACAGTAACTGGTCATGGTTCTGTAAATGGTGACGCAGTTAAATATTATTCAAATGGTGGTACGAATTTACAATGGGGAACTAATGTTGTTGCGGATGGTACGACGTTATATATAAAAGACGCTACTGAAAATACTTTTAAATTAGGAACAAGTTCAGGTACAGGAGGTTCTAATATAGTTTTTAGTGGTAGTGGTAATACTGGAAACAATAATCAATACATAACAAAAGACTTTGAAGTTTCCCTAATAGGTAATGGTTTATATATTAAAGGTGTTTCTAATTTTAATATAGCTACGCCTGTAAATGAATTACTAAATGTATTAACTGATTCAATTAAAGATATAGGTGACTTACCTAATCAATGTAAACATGGTTATGTAGTTAAAGTAGCTAACAGCGACGCTGAAGAAGATGATTATTACGTTAAATTCTTTGGACATAACGATAGGGATGGTGAAGGTATATGGGAAGAATGTGCAAAACCTGGGACTAATATTGCATTTGATGCAGGTACTATGCCTCTTCAAATGGTAAGACAAGCTAATGGTACATTTACACTTTCAACTGTTACTTGGGATAACGCACAAGTAGGAGATACAAGTGTTGATGGTACTAACCCTCAACCTAGTTTCATTGGCAATACAATTAACAAGATGATGTTCTTTAGGAACAGATTAGTCTTATTAAGTGATGAAAATGTAATCATGTCTAGACCTGGAGACTTTACTAATTTCTGGTCTAAGTCTGCTATTACATTTACAGCTACTGATCCAATTGATATCTCTTGTAGTTCTGAATATCCAGCTATTATTTTTGATGGTATTCAAGTTAATACTGGTCTAGTTTTATTCACTAAGAATCAACAATTCATGTTGACTACAGATAGTGATGTACTAAGTCCTCTAACAGCTAAGATAAACTTCATATCAGCTTATAACTTTAATCATAATACTAATCCATTTTCACTTGGTACTACTATTGGTTTTATAGATAATGTAGGACAACATAGTAGATTGATGGAGATGGCTAGGGTTCTTAGAGAAGGTGAACCTGATGTTATTGAACAAAGTAAAGTTGTTAGTGGGTTACTAGATAAAGATCTAAATATAGTTTCAACTTCTAAAGAAAATGGTTTTGTAGCATTAAGTGAAAAAGATAAAACAACTTTATACTGCTATAAGTTTTTCAATACTTCAGATAAGCGAGTACATCAAGCTTGGTTTACTTGGTCATTCCATTGGGATATTCAATATCATTTTATTATAGATGACTCATTGTATTTAGTCTTAGATGATGATGGTAAATGTATGCTAATTAAGCTTGATCTTAAGCTACATTCTGATACGTTACAAACCTATACTGGTACATCTACTGATAAGGAGAATACACACCCAGTCTATTTAGATTGTGCTACAGAAGTTGCTATTAATGATTACATGCCAACTACTCCAGATGCAACAGGAAGATCTTGGACTAGAGCAAATAATAGTAATGCAACAACTATTATTAACTATACAAACCATGGTTATATTGCAGGACAATTAGTTAAAGTATATTTAGGTCAAACTGTAACTTTAGCTGTAAGTGCAAATAACTTAACTGCTAACTCATTCCAAGTTTATGGTGGAAATTTATACATTGGTACATCTGGTACAACAGATGTTACTGGTCAACATTTGCATTATAACGCTTCTACAAATAAAACTACCTTCCCACTACCTACTAATTGGTGGACTACTGAGGCAGCAGGTGGTGATATGGTTTTATATGAGACTGGTGGTACTGATCCAGTTGGTCGTTATACAGAGGTTACAATCAATGGAAGTAATGTTGTAGTAGATGGTAATTGGGAAGGTACTACAGTTGTCCTAGGTATTCTATATGAAATGGAAGTTGAATTTCCTAAGATATACCCAACTAGTCAACAAGGTGAATCAGTTAGATCTGATACTAGAGGTTCACTAGTTCTACATAGGAATAAGATTAATTTAGGTGCGTCTGGTTTATATCAAACAATACTTAAAAGAAGAGGTAAACCAACTTTTACTGAAGATCATGAATCAGTCATAGCTGATTACTCTGAAGAAAGTGAACTACCAACACAACAACTACAAATTAAAGTTATACCTATATACGATAGAAATACAAATACAACACTTACACTTAAATCTAAACATCCAACACCATTAACATTGTTCTCAATGACATGGGAAGGAGACTATACAAATAAGTTTTATTCAAGTGTCTAAATTTATTCACCCAATAACGTTGGAGGCTGCTAAAGAAGTAGCCTCTAACCTACGTCCAGAGGACCGTAGAGAGGTCGAAGAGGGTCATGGTATAGATGCAACAGAAGCACTACTTGACGCTGTTCAGAAGCCCTCCTGCGTGTACTTCACAGTGCCTAACGGCAAGACTGCCGGAATGGCTGGAGTAGACGTTGGAGGTCAGATCTGGATGTTATGTACACATGCTATTCATGACTACCCAATTACGTTTACTAGGGAAGCTAGACGTTATGTAGAAAGACAACCCGATAAGTTGCTGTGGAATGTTGTTGATAAACGCAACACAGTCCATTTAAAGCTACTTCAATTCCTTGGATTCAAATTCTTACGAGAGATTGAGTTTGGTCCAAACAAATTATCCTTTATAGAATTTTGCCGTGTGCAATCCAATAGCGCTGGGGCTAGGGACGTTCGCTCAAGGAGCGTTCGGAGCACTCCAAGGGGCTTCTCAAGCGAGAGCAAGAAATAGAGCTGCCATTCAAAGTTATGAACATGCATTAAATGTTCGTAAACATGAGT